TCAGTTTAATAATTTCGACACCATTCTTGGCAATCTCTTCACGTTTCTTTGCAACTTCTGCTGCTGAGTTTGTTTTGTGATCTTCGATATTCTGTTTTTGAATCTTGATCTTCTCTGCAACAAGACGCATCTCATAATCAACATCTTTCTGTTTGTCTTTAAGTTCAGACAGTTGAGTCTTAACGACTGCATTCATTGAAGAGAATATACCAATATCAAGTAGATCTTCAATAATCGTGCGACGATCAGCAGCAGACAACTGCATAAAAGGAACAAAAGATGCAGATCCAAGAATAACAACTTGCGTGAAAGACTTATAGTTCAGTTTTAGAATAAACTTCTCGAGGTGTTCTTGATAGTCTTTTGCTTTTGCATCTTGATTTAATAGAACATTATCACAGAAGATTTCGAATACATTAGGTTTTAATCCACGAATTACTTTATACTCTTTCTTACCAACAGTAAACTCCACTTCAACAACGCCGTTCGATTGATTGATTGAGTTCAACAGATTCGGTTTGTTGATCTTTCTAAACGGTTTACCGAAAAGAACAAATGTAAAAGCGTCAAGTATTGTTGATTTCCCAGCGCCATTTTGCCCCACTATGAGTGTGTTGGTGGATCGAGTTAGATCAATTTCGGTAAAAGCATTACCCGTGGAAAGAATGTTCTTCCACCTGATTTTTGTGAATGTAATCATACTTCTTGGTTCAGTGCTTCGACGTAGAGTTCTTTCAGTAGAACCTTAAGTTTATCTTTATTCAGATCAGTTGTCAAGTTGTCAACGTACTTATTTAAGATTGTAGTTGTATCTTCTGTTTCATTCACAATGTCTTCTTCCGACTCTTCAATGTCGGCAAAGTCCTCTGCAATTGCAATATCAACTGGATTGACTTTATATAAATTGTTGATGAATACATCAAACATGTATGGATTAGTTTTATTAACCACAACAACTTTAACGTATTTTCCACCGTAAATCGACAGATCTTTTTGCGTAATTGACTGAAGACTTTCAACTTTATCATCATAAACGATTCGATGAAACATTCGATTTGGATTCTCAATGAATTCCAATTCTTTAGTTTTCAAATCAAAGAGATGAAATCCACGTGGATCACCATAGTCCATCCAAGTCAGTTCATAAGGATTGCCAAGATAATGAATTGATCCGTTGTTTGATCTATGATGATAGTGTCCAGAAAACACTAGATCAAATTTATCAAACATCGAAGGTTCTAGACCATCCGTACATACTGCACCGCGATGCATCGTAAATCCTTGAATCTCAAAATGACCCATACAGATAGTTGCAGAAGTGTCTTTTATTTCTTGCATAGATTGTGTATAGTTTTCTGCACAAATCCATGGCATCATACAGACATCAATAGAGTCTACATTGATAGTCCGTGGAGAATCAATCACGTTAATATTATCATACTCTTCAAGAAGAAGTTCTGGCGAATTAACTTCGTTTGTATTCTTGTAGTACGTGTCATGATTACCCACGAGCATATGCACTTTGATTTTACGTTTATATAACTCATCAAAGAACATAGACTTTGCGCGGTGAAACGAATAGAAATTGATGTACTTGCGCCGATCAAACGTGTCACCAAGGATCAACACTGTATTGATATTGTTTTCATCAATAACTCTAAAGAAAGTTTCTCTGTAAAACTTTTCGTAGTAGTCTAAGAAGTGAATCGCGTCACCTCTAGCTCCAAAATGTTGATCCGTTATAATTGCGACTTTCATATTTTAAAATGATGTTGGATAGTATTTCTCAAGTTTTTCCATTCTAGCAATCTCTTCTTTAAGATTGAGTTTTTGTTTTTTTAATTCACGAATTTTAAAATCCGGTGCATGATTAATTTGCATTTGATTCACTTCTTTATCTAATCTCTGATGTTTTTCGATCAGATTCTTCATATGATTTTTTATTTTACTCATAAGATTACCTCCTTTTTTTCATATCATAACACAAGTCATACCAAAAGTCAAGAGTCTAGGAAGTTCTCAATTCCTTTAGACTTCTTCAGTTCTTTCTTTTTCTTCTTCGACTCTTCAAACATGTCGATGAACTCTGAAATGTTCTCGTAGAGTTCGAATTGTTTACCGGTCGCCTCTTCGTAGCCTAACAATTCAGATTCATCAAGAATACCAAATTGTTCTGTTGATTTATACTTAACATACAACTGTTTTTTTTCTTTTTGAATTCTTCGCAAGAATGCATAGTAAACAATCTGTGTAAAGTATGCAAATGGATTATTTGATTTATTTGGATCAAAGTTCTCAAAGTACATGATGCAGTTTTCAATACCATCTGCAATCATCTCATCACGATATGAGTAGTTGATGAAGTTTGGTTTATGGGATAGACCGTGTGCAATTTTGATGAAGCACTCACCAATGTAATTGGGAATCGCTGGTTTAACAGAATTAGTTTGCACCGCTAGTTCAACTTTTGTTTTATAGTCAATTAATGCTTTACAAAAATCTGCATTATTGATGTAATGTTTTCTACTACTTGGTTCTTTTTTTTCCATGAGACTCTCCTATATCAATGCATTGTGCCGGCACGCTCACTGGCGGTTATCATTTCTAGAATAGCCATTTTGTCTTCTTCAGACATGACTTCTTTCTCATCAGCGGACTTGAATCTAGTTTTACTGTCGTTAATGTCCTTTACTGCACCAAGATAGTATTCAGCAAAATCAACAGATGGATCCATTGTTGCAATAATATCCCTAGTATCGATGATTGTCTGATTATTTTCCATCAAAGAGACTGGTAGCCAAAAAGTCATATTAACAACTTGACTTCCAGTTTTGTTGTCATTTCTTAGAATAAAAACAATCGGATTAATAACTTTAATTAAGTTATCTTTTCTTTCAGTCTCTGCGATTATGTCTTCTCCAGAGTTAAGTCTGAAGATCTTGATGGTTGTTTCCATAATTTAATCCTATCTTATATAATTTATATATGAACTTTTCTTCGTTATAGATTTTTGTTCTTTCAACAAAATGTCTCAAAGTAAAGTTCATGTGATTTTTATACCGTAAGTCATCAGCTATATCGTATAGTGTTGCTTTTGTTTTATTGTTTCCAAGTCTAAGTCCACGACCAATTGATTGGAGGTTGCGAACTCTCGACTTTGATGGTGATGCAAATATCACGTTATGCAGATTACGAATATTAACTCCAGTTGAGAATGTTCCATAACTGGCGACTATAATAGAGTCGTTTTCTGTCTCAGTAATCTTGCGAATTTCTTCACGAGTTTCAGTATCAGTACCACCATATACGAAGAATACTTTCCTATCACGAATATTGTCTGCGTTGTTGATCATATTATATAACACTTTACCGTGTTTGTCAACATATTGGAATAGAAGCAGTGTGTTTCCTTTTAAAGAAATTGTTAAATTCTTGATAAACTTATTTCTTGATTCACTCAAACACAAGTATTCAATCTCGTTTTGATATGTTTTTTCGATCATTGATTTGCAGATGTCATCATCATGTTTCAGAATCAGACACTTGATTGAGAACTCTGCTAGTTGCTTGTTGTCCATCAATTGTTTGGTTGTAATTACTTTATTTGCAGGACCAAATAGTCCTTCAAGAACTAACTTATGTGTTTTAGTTCCATCTAGAGTACCAGTAAGTCCAATTCTATACTTTGCATTAATGCAAGCAGTGAGTATTTTAACTAATGATTGTGCTTTAAAAAGATGTGCTTCATCACCTAATACAAAGTCGAATTGTTCAAAGTATTCAGTGGGTAATTGATAAAGCGATTGCCAAGTAGAAATAATCAAAGGAGCGCTTGACATCTTTTCTCTACCCTGATACACTCTGTGTATACTGGTTTTAGCGTCCCACCCGTTCAGTGATGAATAATCTTCAAAGTCTGAATAAAGCTGTTCCACTAGTGCTGTAGTAGGAACAATGATTAATCCTTTAGAACACTTGTAGTCCAGAAGCTGACGTATGATCAGGTAGATGATTAATGACTTGCCTGATGCAGTAGGTGATAATAATAATGTTCTCTTGTTTCTGATTGCATGAACATATGCTTCTTTTTGATAGTCACGAACAGATATGTCTTTACCTAAAGACTGAAGAGTCAACGAAGAGATGAATTTATCAGCTAAAGCTAACGGGTAATTCTCTAGTAGATCTGGTCTAGGATCACCATACTCAAGTTTAATTGATCTTTCTTCACAGAAAATTTCAATATACGAGAGTAATCCGTGTGTGATTAGATTAGATCTTGAATCAAAAAGACGAATCTTACCATCCCATATTCGCTTACTAAAAGCAGGAGTAAACTGATGGCCAGGTACAGTGAAAGTAAAGTAATCAGAAAGTTCATGAGCTGTATCTTTCTCACATAATACCTTTATATGCGATTCATTCTTTTTGATTACTGTGAGTTTAGTTTCCACCAATGAACTTTTCCCATGCAATGTAGTCTCTCAACTGATATGTTCTACTGTTCAATTCTTTCAAAATAGACTCACACAGAAAGATTGCTTCTTCTAAGTATATCTTCTTCTTTAACAATTTAATTAATTCTTCATCAGAGTCAATATACTTATCGATGCCATTCTTCGTCTTGATATTCAGTAAGAATGGTTCCCATCCATATTGATCTAGTTCTTCTTGAGAGAGAGATCCGTTGTAGTATTCTTCCTTGACTTTACGCAGTCTTGAATATTCAAAATTCAGATTCTTTACTGTCAATTTATTTTTCATTAAAAATTTAACATACTTATTATGTAGTACTGGTATTTTTAGAAGTTCTTTACCAGGTTCAGTAGGATTAATTATACTATCTTCATCCCACGATTTCATTATATGTTCAAGTTCACTCATTATGTCTCCAAATGTTATAACACCTCTATGTCAAAGAAGTCATATCTAAATGTAGCAGTTGCGACGATGTGTTCGTCAGCTGATTGCTTTGTATCAAATTCTAAGTCAGAAAGTGATGTAGGAAAGATTCTATCGAATTTAACTCTAATCTTCGGATTGTTTAGTCCAGAAAGAATAGTAAGAATTGCATTAGTTCTGTTGTATGTGATTTCACGCGCTTGCATCTCAGTAGTGATACCTCGGATCCAATTATGGATGCGGATCCAAGATGACAAATCCTCATTAACTAGAAACGTCATTTCAAATGGTGCATACGTCATCTTGGTACCCGGAGCATACAGATCCAAGTTTGGCGTAAAGTGGGTCACCTCACCCATCTGTACGCCAGGAACACTTACTGATTGACAAAAATATACAGCATCATTGATCTCAGGAAACGACAGAATATACTTAGTTGGTTGAACTAAATTAGTATTCTTTGGCTTTGTTGAGAACGATGGACTGTTTATATCTTGTAGAGAATTCATGGGGAAGAAACTCCTTTTATTCTCTATTTATAATGCTGAAGGAGGGTCAAAAGACCCTCCTGCGTCAAACTTTAATTTTCATCGTCACAGGAATATCAATTTTAGTTTTTTTAGGACAAAACCAATTAATTATCCATTTAACAAAATCATTAATCATATTTACGAAACTGTAACCGTCAATGATGC